CGGAACCGGTCATTCGGCCGGAGACATTCTGACTGTTGTCGGAGGCACGCTTGCTTCTGGCGGTACCGCCGCGACCCTTATCGCCAAGACGGTGTCTGCTGGAGTCGTGACCGAGACGGCTGTCCTCAGCCCCGGAAACTACACCGCACTGCCGGCCAACCCGGCTGCAACGACCAGTTCGGGCGCAGGAACGGGCGCAACCATCTTCCTGGTGTCGGAATCTGCTCCGATCGTCGTCACGCTGCCGTCAACCTTCCTGGCCGGCTTCGAAGCCGAGCTGTGGCAGGGCTATCTCGGCTCGGTGAGCTGGGTCGGCGCGGCTGGCGCGACAGTTACGGCTGCGGCTGGCGTTACCTCGACCGATGGTCCGAACACGTCTGTGATTGCGACCGTGGTGAACTACGGCGTCGCGGGTATCACGATCGTCAACGGTGGCTCCGGCCACGCTGTCAACGATATCGTGACGATCGGCGGCGGCACCACGGCTCTGAACGGCGTGGCAGCGCAGGGCAAGGTCACCAGCGTCAGTGCTGGCGTGATCACCGGCATTGTGCCCTACACGATGGGCAACTACTGGACCGGGCCGACCGGAACCGTTGCGCAGTCCGCAACGACCGGAACGGGCACGGGTTTCACCTGCACGGTGACGCTGGGCAACGAGTGGTTCATCCGCCCGTCAGCTCCGCGTCGGCGGACGGTGAACAACCAGACTGCGCCCTACACGCTGCAGCTGGCTGACGATGCCAACACGGTCAACGTGAACGTGGCTGCTGCGGCCAAGGTCTACGTTCGTCCGGATGCCCCGGTCGGGTTCAAGGTCACGATCATCCAGGGCGGCGCAGGCCAGATTACGCCTGCACTGGTCAACGGAGGATCAATCGTCAGCTACTCGGGTCTGACGAAGACTGCCGGCCAGTACGCCAAGATCGAACTCGAAGTCTTGAGCAACCCCGGCTCCGCGCCGGTTGTTCAGATTTCCGGACAGCTCGCCTAATGGCGACGGCCAAGAAGAAGCACGTCAAGCAGGTGTCCAAGAACACCAAGCTGACCGAGCTGCGGCTTGAGCGCAAGCGGCGACGCAAGCGCAAAGCCGCGGCCGGTTAGGCCAACACATTCCCGGAGCACAGAACAGGGAGCAGCGACATAGAGCGCTGACCGACTGCTAAGGCCCGGCTGTCAGCGGGGAGTTTTCCTCCTTTCCTCCCCGCTGGCGCCCGACGACAAATCAGCGAGCTGCAAAACGTCGGGCACCCTTTTCATTTCACACGCACGAAAGGCCCAGGGCCAATGAAACTTCAATACCTCATCACGTCTGTTGCAGGTCCATCCATTGCCAATCGCTGGATCTTTTCGATCCTGAAGGACGCCGATGGGAAGCGCCGCATCAGCTTGCTGCCGGAAGTGGCTAAGGACTACGTCGATCGTGGCTGGCTTGTGCTCGATGACGCCTCTCCGCCTGCTGTCATCCCCCCGGCAGAGCAGGCTCCGGAATACGACTTCAAGGGGTCGACCGTCCGGAACGCGCGACCGCCTGTCAATCGCTATTCCGCAAACCATACACTGGCGAACCCGGCTGTCGGATCCGACAAGGGCGCCATCCTCATCTTCAACAGCGCCACGTCGCTTGTCGTTACGCTCCCGAAGGACTGGAAAGAGGGTGACGGTTGCGTCGTCCGACGCGCCGGAGCCGGCGATGTGTTCTGGGCGCTGGATACCGGTGCGAGCAAGGCGCTGCCTGCGTCGCGAACCAGTCACACCAAGATCGCTGAGCAGCACGGCGAGATCATGCTCCGCGTCGTCGCGAACGTCGACGGTGCATCCGCACTCTGGTCAATCGAAGGCGCCACGGCATGATCCTTCTTCCCAATTTCATGGGAAGCGCGAAGCTGTCCCTGATGACGCCTGTTCCGAACACTGTGAAGTCGTTCGATCAGGTGTTAGCAGGCGGCTACGTGCCTCTCGCTGACTTCTCGTTCGGGACCGGACCCGCGCCAGCAGGATCCACCAAGATCTCGGACCAGGCGTCTCTGGATACCTACTTCGAGGCCTATTCGAAGAACGCTGGTAACATCGTCATCAACAGCGAGCTTCAGCGGTACATGCCGACGAGCACGCCGGAGAACTTCGTGTTCGCTCCGGACGCTTTGGAGCTTACGGCGACACTCTATAACCCCCCGTCAAACATGGCGGTTGGCACTGCGACGGTCGTGGGCGCGGTCTCGAACTCAAGAAACATCACGGTGGCGGACGCATCGGCGATCCCGGTTGGGCAGGTACTGTCTCTGGGCAAGTCGAACCTTGCCAATACCGTGATGCTCGGGATTTCGCTTGGCCCCGTCGTCGGAAATACGTTGACGCTCAAGGTCAGTGGCCCCGGCACCGCTGTCCCAAATGGGTTTGCACAAATCGCGTTCACAGCGACCGTGCAGGCCGGGGATACCCTCGACACCCTTGCGCAATGGTTCGTCGATCAGGTCAACGGCGATGCCACCATGATCGCCAACAAGATCACGGCGTACAAGTGCCCGGTTGGCGTCGGCAACCTTGCCGTGAACTGGCCGGCAAGGAACGTGAATGGTACTCCTGACATCGGAGCGCTCGCAAACGGATCGATCAGTGCGTACTCGATCACCACTGCGAAGACCGGACCGACAATGCTGTTCGATCTGACTTCGGCGATCCAGGTTCCGTTCGTGGTGTCCAAGGCCGGAAACGTTCTCACGGTCAGCCAGCCTGTGACGATTGCGGACGGCGCATCTATCAAGCTGTCGCCGTCGTCGCTGATCCTCCATCGCAACACGGCTTACACGAACGGCTTCACCACGGTGCCGTTTGCTGACACGAGCGCGATCACGATCGGCCAGATGTTCTCTGTCGGCTTCGGTGACACGAACTACCGTCGTGTTGTCTCGAAAACGGCGACAGACATCACTTGCGAGGCGACGGTCTTCGTCGGAAACGGGAGAGACGTTCGGTTCTTCCCCGCGTGGGCATGGCCGGTCAGCGTGACTGCATCAAATACGAACGTTCTGACGTTCTCAGCGGTGCCACCTTCGGTGCAGCCGGGGATGCAGATGATCCACCCGAGCGTGAACAACAGTCAGATATTGGTGACGGCAGTCACCGGTACGACCGTGACTCTCGATCAGAACGTGAGCGTCGCGAGCGGTCAGGTGATGACATTCACTCCGCCGATCAGGTCAGCTCAGATCTGGTCGAAGATGAATATCAGGCCCGGTGAACTAAATCGTGACTTCGTCGCGATGGAGCTGACGTGCGATCTGCCTTCGGTTATGGACTTCGCCGCGTGGTCAGCGTTCTGGCTGTACACCGACACTTCTGACGCCGCGGGTTCGACGGCGCAGGGCACCGGTACCAGCGAGATCGACATGATGGAGCAGTACAACTACTTCTCCAACGGCACGGCAGCTGACCTGCACTGGGGAACGGCTGCTCCAAACTTTGACATCTACAACTACCCGGGTGTCAGTGGCGGCACGCTTCCGGGCAACAACCTCGACGTCAAGACCAGAAAGATCCAATTGGTCTGGAGCCCGACGAAGGCCTACGTCTATCTCGATGGGACGCTGATCTTCGCCAAGAACTACAGCTGGAATGCCTATAAGCGGGCGCAGATTGCGGCCAACCTTGCAGTTGGATCGTTGGGTGGCAGCTTCACCGGATCGGGATTTTTCCCGATCGACCTGTCAAGGTTTCCGATGAAGTACCGCCTGAAGCGTCTGCGGGTGCTAACCGCGAAGATGCCGTCAGGCATGCCGCCGGACGTCGCGCTCACCTATGTGAACCGGATCCAGGACACGCCGGCCGCGCCGAGCGTCAACCTCGACATTGTCGGGAACTATCTCTACACGGTCAACCAGAGCAAGAAGCTGCTGATCTACGATCTGTCGAATCCGGCAATTCCGACGCTCGTTGGATCGGTGACCGACACCACCAACCTCAACGGTGCCGGCGGCGTCCGCGTCTCTCCGGATGGCACTCGTGCCTACGTGAGCAACGAAGCTGGCGCCTCGATGACTGTCTGGAACGTCAGCAACAAGGCGGCCCCGACTTTTGTGGCTATACAGCGTGGCCCGACGCCGGGCACGTCACTCTCTGGTGCATCGAACCTTCGGCTCAACGCTGCGGGTACGCTCTGTCTGGTGACAACGATCACGCGCAACAACCTCGCGCTGATTGACGTCTCGAACCCGGCAGCGCCAACCTGGCTCGCTGAAGTGACTGGCCTCAACGGCGCCCGTGACGTCATTCTGTCGAAGGATGAGAAGACGGCCTATGTGACCTGCGACTCGGCCGGCACCATGGGCGTGGTTGATATCACCAACCCATCAGCGCCTGTCCTGGTCAGGATTATGACAGATCCGACGTTTGGCACGTTTGCACGCGGCATCGTCATGAATGCTGCTGGCACGCGGCTCTTTACCATGGGCCCTGCCAACTCCGGACTCGGGTGGGCTGGTTCGATCGGCGTCTGGGATATCTCCGGCGCCAAGCAGAACAACCCGACGCAGATCTCGGCGTATCTCGGCACCGCGAGCGGAACGCCTGGATATCTTGCTGGTGGCCGCGGCATGGTTCTCTCACCCGACGAGAAGTATCTGTACGCGGCCTCTGAGGCTGGCGACAGCTTATCTCTCTTCGACATCCGCGATGAGACGTCGATCAAACTCATCGAGGTCAATAGGGGAGGAGCGCCCGGCACGGACTTGGACGCAGCAATGGGTCTGAAGGTTAAGGCCGGATACGCCTACATCTCGTGCTACGGTCAGGCGGCTTCGCCGGCTGGTCGCGGCATCGCAGTCGTCAAGGTGGACCCGTGGTACGGGACGCCAGCCTAACAGGTGGTCTACGGCTCCGGTAACGGATGTCCGCTCTAACGGGTAAGCCAGCACTCCCGTAGTCCTCGTAATTCCGCACCCGCGCAAACCCGGCTGATCCCCGGACCGCATGCGGTTGAGGCACAGAATGATCGACTTCTGGATTGGATCATTCCCACCTGCCTGCCGCCCGTGACCAAAATCGCGGGCGGCAGTTCGCCTGGGTAGCTCAGTGGTAGAGCAGCGGGGTCATAATCCGCATGTCGCAAGTTCAATTCTTGCCCCCGGCACCAATTTTCGATCGCCGCTTATGGGTGTTCATCACGGTCCAAGTACCGGGAGGCTGCAAGGCCCGGATGAGCGCAGTGCAGTGCGCGCCCCATCTGCGGGGCTGCGTGGTGAGCACGCATAAGCGGCGATCAATGAATGCGGCTCCCCGATAGGCCATGCCTGGGGGATAACCAAAGGCGCGCCGTATGGGCGCTGGCTGCTACCAACTTCGATCGATGGCGGAACTGTTTCGCCGATCGAACTCCTTTCCATGCATCGGTGAGCCCGCGGGGGTGGCACGGTCTCCAAAACCGAAGCCCGCTGGTTCGACTCCAGCCACCGATGCCAACCTTCAGGTTCGCTATGCTGTTCTCAATCCTGCTGGGCCTCGTGCCCAAGCTCGGGTCGTGGTTCGTCGACTATCTGAGCAAGAGGTCCGACAACGAACTCGAGAAGATCAAGGCAACGATCGGCGGGGACGTCCAGCTGAATGTTGCAGAGCTGCGCTACAAGGTCGAGATCGCCCGCATGGCGGCCGACATGCGAAAAGATGATCGCGAGCACTGGTTCACCGCCTGGATGGTGCCCTGCGCTTTCACGATTTTCATCATCCACATCGCCGCTGTCGTCTTCGACAGCATCCCGCTGCTCGGCCACGAGGTCGGAAGCTGGCAGGTAGCCAAGCTGCCGGGCCTGTATGCCGACATGCAATACAACATCGTCATGACGATCTGTGGCGTGGCCGGTGTCGCATCCCTCAAGAAGATTTTCACCAGATGAAGCCAATCACCGATTCCACCGTGGTCTCCGACGTCATGGACGCCGGCAAGCCCGTCATCATCAAGTTTGAAGCCAAGTGGTGCGCTCCGTGCAAGGCAATGACTCCCGTCCTTCTCGACATCGAGAAAGAATACGGCCAGCGCGTTCAGTTCTTCACGGCCAACGTGGAGCACTGCCAGAACGTGACGCAGCTGTTTCAGGTCAGCCAAATACCAGCGCTGCTGGTGGTTCAAGGCCGAACGGTCCTGGCCAAGCGCGTCGGCTCCGCTTCCAGAGCGGAAATCGTCCAGTGGATGCGGCAGTCGATCCCAGGCCTAAGAGATGACGGCTGAGCGCAGGGAGAAGTTCGTCATCGACTTCGCGTCGATGTCAATCGTCTACGAGGGCGGCTTCTCGGTACCGATCGTCGAAATGATCGACCGCTTCGACATGGAGACGGACGATCCGGACGAGGCAGAAGAGCTGCATGTCCAGATGCCGCCTGACGGGATCGTGGTCGTCCTGTTCATGAGCGATCTCGAACCGTCGATCGTAAAGACCGGTCACGCCTAAGAACAAGAAGAAGAACAATGAGTGATTTACCGCCGCGTCGCCGGGGACGGCCGACGAAGGAGGAGAAGGCTGCCCGTGAGGCTGCCGCCAAGGCAAAGTCTGAGAAGGACGCCAAGGAGACCGAGTTTCTTGATGATGTGCTCGCCAAGCCCATCAAGCGCCGCTCGGCCAATTCCAAGCTGCATCCGGACGAAGATACGCTGCGAACCATCGGCGAGCTGGGCAAGCTGTTCTGTACGCAGGAAGAGGTCGCCGCCGTGCTCGGCGTATGTCGCAAGACGTTCCAGACTTTCCTTGCCGAAGTTCCCGAGGCCCGTGAGGTCTGGGATGACGGCTTGATGCACGCGAAGGTCTCTCTGCGCCGCAAGCAGCTCGGGCTCGCCGACAAGAATGCTCCGGCCGCGATCTTCCTCGGCAAGAACTACCTCGGCCAGAAGGACGAGAGCACCACCAACATGAACATCTCCAAGCCCGTCGCCGAAATGAGCGAAGCAGAGCTGATGGAGATTGCCATGCGCAAGACCGCGCCGCCGGCCAAGGCCGCAGAGCCGAAGAAGGACAGCCTCCACTGAAAGTAACCGCGAGGGAAAGCAATGATCAATGACCAGAAGCGATCCCGCGCGGTGACCGAGGATATCCGTCAGCAGCGTCGCCAGGCTCTCGAACAGCAGCTCTGGCAATCGAAGAACTATTCCGAGGTGAGGCGTGAGGCGGCGGCCAATCCGGTCGCTCCGCCCGCGCTTACCCCAGAGCCTGTTCCAACCCCACCCGACCGCGAGGTCGTTCTACCGAAAGAGGAAAAAATCACCATGGGTCTCCCCCATCTCGTTATCGTCGGCGCCGACAAGGGCGGCGTTGGCAAGACCACCGTTTCTGACACCGTTCTCGGCTACTTCGCCGCACAGGGCGTGGACGCTCGCGCGATCGACACCCAGATGCCAGCTGGCAATCTGATCCGCCGCTACCCCGCAGTCACCGAGGTCATCGACCTGGCCAGCTCGGACGGCCAGATCAAGGTCTTCGACTCTCTGGGCAAGCATGCCGTCACCGTGATCGACATCCAGGCGGGCTTGCTCTCGCCGACGCTGACCCTGCTCAGTGAGATCGGCCTGTTGTCCATGGTCCAGGACGGCAAGATGAATGTGACCGTGATGCACGTCATAGGCAGTACGGTGCAGTCGCTCAGCGAGATCGAAGGCGCCGCCAAGATCATCGCCGGCTCGCGCCACTTCATCGTCAAGAACCACCTGAACGGTGCCGCATTCTTCGACGGCCTGAATGTGTCGACGGATGCCCTGAAGGCCGGCTCCGCGCTGATCGACATCCCGAAACTCGACGAGCGCGCCACCGAGTACGTGGAGGCTGCGGCCACCTCGTTCTCCGACTATGCGAAGAACGGCGACTCCTTCGTCATGAAGGGCAAGGTCGGCTTCTGGCTCAAGGGCGTGTTTGCGCAGTACGACGCGGCGAAGCTCAACATCAAGTAATCGAAGAGAACAAGCCCCCTGACGGGATCGACCGCGGCAGCCGGAAACGCAAGTTACCCGGTGGCGATCGACCGCAATACTAAGTCCTGAATTAACAGGACGATCCTCTTGGCCAGAGGGCGTGGGGTCCTCTTTTTCTGACGCGGTGGCCGAGCGGTCAGGCAGCGGATTGCAACCCCGTGCAGGCTGGTTCGACTCCAGCCCGTGTCTCCAAAAACAAGAAGAAAGAACGCACAGCAATGTCCTCCATGACCACGCAGTATCAGAAGCTGCAGATCGACGACGCCCGTTTGATCACGGTGTCCGATCTCGTTCTCGATGCTGACGGCACGACCTGGGTTCGCACGATCCGCTTTTACGGCGATCCCGTCGCCAACGGCGCACCGACCGCTTTTGCGGAAATCGTGACGCGCTCCGACAATAAGGAAGACCTGGAGATCCAGGCTCCGGGCTTCAAGTACTAACATCCCTTCACTCCGGTCGAGTTGCCGCTTCGGGGGCATCAGCGCTGCGCGCCTCGACCGGAGTCTAAACTCCGGAAATTATTGTGAACCCGCTTATCGACGTCTCTCCAGAGGAGGCGGCGGCCGAAATCCTGCGTCGTAGGAGGGGCCGAGAACGCCTCATTGGCTTCACCGAATACACGCTCCCGAAATACAACGCCGACCCGTTCCATCACCTGGTCGCCGAGAAGCTTGAAGCCGTTGAGCGCGGCGAGATCAAGCGACTGATGCTCTTCGCGCCGCCGCGGCACGGAAAGAGCGAGCTGTCGACCCGCCGGTTTCCTGCGTACTTCATGGCGCGCAATCCGGACAAGAACGTGATCTCGGCATCCTACAACGCCGACTTCGCCACGTCGTTCGGCCGCAACGTCCGAGACATCATCAAGGGCAACGAGTTCAAAACTCTGTTCCCCGATGTCGCCATTCGTACTGACCAGCGCGCCGCCGACGACTGGCAGTTGGAGCAGGGCGGTCAATACTACGCGGTGGGTGTCGGCTCAGGCACCACGGGTAAGGGCTCGCACCTCTTTCTGATCGACGACCCGATCAAGGACAGAAAGGAGGTCAGCTCCGCCAACTTCCGCGAGGATCAGTGGAACTGGTACCGCGACGTCGTCTACACCCGTCTCGAAGAGGACGCCGCAATCGTCCTCACGCTGACGCGGTGGCACTACGACGACATCGCCGGTCGCCTCATCGATTTGATGAACGACAAGAAAGGTCTCCCTTGGGAGATCCTGTACCTACCGGCGCTGCCATACACCAAGAAGATCAAGCGAGACGACGGCACCGAAGAGATAATCCTCAACGACGACGGCACCGTTCCCGGAGATCCTCTCCGGCGGAAGCCGAACGAGCCACTCGCTCCGCGACGATTTTCCTACAGCGCGCTGATGGATCGCTCCGACGTTCTCGGCGAGCGCTCTTTCGCCGCGCTCTATCAGCAGCAGCCGATGGCAGACGACGGCGGCATGTTCAGTGCCGCATGGTTTCAGCACCCGACTGAACTGCCGGCAAAGCGATCTCGCGTGCGCGCATGGGATTTGGCTGCGTCTGCTGACGGCGACTACACCGTTGGCGTCCTGATGTCGAAGGACTCCAACGGCATCTTCTACATCGAGAACGTGGTCCGCATGCGCGGCTCTCCGCTCGACGTCGAAAAGAAGATCTTCGAGACCGCCAAGAGCGATGGGCGGTCCGTCCAGATCATCCTTCCCCAAGATCCGGGCCAGGCAGGCAAGAGCCAGGCCCAGAGCTTCATCCGCCGGCTCGCCGGCTACATCGTCAAGGCTGTTCGCCCCACAGGACCGAAAGAGACCCGCGCCGCAGCGTTCGCTGCGCAGTGCGAGGCTGGCAATGTCAAAATGGTTAGCGCTCGATGGAACGACTGTTTCACCGACGAGCTGGAAACCTTCCCCCTCGGCGTCAATGACGACCAGGTAGACGCCGCCGCCGACGCATTCAACGCGCTTCTCGGTCCCCGCAAGGCTGCGGTCCTTGACTGGTAACGTCAGGACATCCACGCCAAATGGCTGCTACCCAACAGATCAAGTACACGCCTTCTCCGAAGGAAGGTAACCCCGGCCAGTTGTCGTCTGCTGCCACCAACATGCAGGCCCGCACAGCAATGCTGCGCGCGGTCTACGGTGGCACCGAGACGATGCGGTCTCAGGACAAGACGTTCCTTCCGCAGTACGAGAAGGAGTCGGACACCCGCTACAATGCCCGTCTGGCGTCGACCTTTGCGCTGAACAAGCTGCGTGAGGCGGTGGATGCCGCATCGGCGAAGCCGTTCCGCACGATGTTGAAGATCGTCAACAACACCGACCAGAACCTCGACGCCTGGGTGCAGGACGTCGATTTGCAGGGCAATCACCTGCACGTCTTCGCCCACCAATTCTTCAACAATGCTCTGCTCGACGGCATGTGCCACATCCTCGTGGACCATCCGGACACCTACAACATGAAGAGCCTCGCCGACCAGAAGGCGTCCGGCGCCCGACCCTTCATGAAGATGTTCAAGGTCGACGACGTGGCCGCGGCCTACGACCAGTATGTCGGCGGCGACACCAAGACGGTCCACGTCCGCATCCGCAGCCAGCGCGCAGAACGCGACGGCTTCAAGGAAGTGCTTATCAATCAGATCCGCGTCATCGAGATCGACCCGGGCAAGACCTCCGGCATCGTCCAGCTCTGGGAGCAGGCGGCGACTTCGGGCGGCTCGAACTGGACCTTCGTCGAAGAGACCCCACTCCAGAACATGGTCGAGGTTCCGTTCGTCACCATGTTCGCTGGCGAAAAGGAAGCCGACTATCAGGTCCGGCCGGTGTTCATCGATCTCGCCTACAAGCAGATCGAGCACTGGATTTCCACCTCCGACCAGCGCTCGATCCTGTCAGCGGCCCGCTTCCCGATGCTGGCCTGCTCCGGTGTCCAGATCGACCCGGAAGAGGAGTCTCAGTTCGCGATCGGCCCGTACAAGGTGCTCTACTCGCCGGAGGCCAATGGCCGCTGGTATTACGTCGAGCCACGCGGCACGGCGATCGAGAGCGGCTTCAAGGATCTCGACCGGCTCGAAATGCAGATGGACATGATGGCGCTCAATCCGGTCACGGGCACGCACCGTCAGTACGTTCCGCAGAACGAGCGTGACATCCAGGAGACCCGCGTTCACTCGGTCGTCCACGACTTGTCGATCGGCTGTCAGGACGCGCTCGAACGCTGCATCCGCTTCATGGGGCAGTGGACGGGCTCCGACTACAGCCAGGTCAAGGCCATCCTCAACACCGAGTTCTCGAACACCAAGGACCGGCTGCTTGAGGTCGCCCAGCTCGTGAAGATGTGGGAAGAGCGCGGTCTGTCGCGCCAGGTCCTGTTGACCGAGGTGAGAAATCGCAACTTGCTCGGCGACGACTTCAACCTGGATGACGAGCTGGCGTTCTGGAAGCAGGTCGACGAGATCAACATGCAGGCCCAGGATGGCATGTTGCCTGGCAGGTGGACGCAAGCTGATCCGGCGAAGGAGCCGGCCGGCGGCAGCTCCCCCAGTTCCAGCGGCACCCCGGCCCCTGCCGCGCCTGCAAATGGAACCGCGACCGCACCGAAGACGTTCGACTTCCCGAACGGTCAGACCCGCCCCAAAAGGCAAATCTGATTGACTCTGTGCAAACGGAAATGCTATCGGCTCAACCATGGCTGACTTGACCCTGAAGCTCGAAGCGACCGAGTACCGGTGCGAGCCCTGCACACTGCGGCAGGGCGCCCCGGTCCGGGAACTCGTGCGGATGATCCCCAAGTCGGTCGTGGTGTTCGGTAAGCTGGAGGGGCCGGAGTATTTCTGCTGCCCGATTTGCTTCGAGCCCAAGTTCGATGTGAAGACGAGGAAGCGCGTAAATGGCAAAACCACGGTGGCAGAAGATCCTGGACGCCGAGGAGGCGGCAAGGGCCGCATCAGCGTCGTCAAGTAGCCCTCCGCCACAGCCGGGCTCCCAGCAGCCTCCCCAGGTCATCTACACGACGTCTCCGGTGGTCGACATGGCTGCCCGGGTCTATATCGCTCAGGCGCTCGCGCCTGGGATCGCGCTGCTCCTCTTCGTTGGCGGCATTATCTGGTTCCTTCGGCACTGATCTACCCCTCATTTGCATTCTTCCGAATGGGAGGGCTTGACAAGAGGGGGGTACCTGTGCTTATTCATTTGCTTGAATGCAAATGGAGTGACCGTGAAGCTCTTCACCCGCCGATCCCTCGCCGAAGCGTTCCAACTGCCCCTTTGGGGACAGAATGCCGCCGAAGTGCCGCCTCATTGGTTGGTCTCGCGGCTGCAAACGCGGGAGCTGGAGATAAATCGGCTCGGCGGCCTCACGATGCGAACGCCATTTGGCGTGATGGAGTGCGCCGCGGGCGACTTCATTCTCCTCTTCGCCGACAATTCCATCGGGTTCGAGAAGCCCGAGAAGTTCGAGAAGGACTTCGAACCCGTCACTGCTGAGCAGCTCCTAGCCGCGTGACGCTTTAACACCCTACAGAGCCCGCTCAGGACCGTCCTGGGCGGGTTTTCCTTTGGGCCTGCGCCTTCGTGGCCGCGGCCGAGAACCCTTCCAGATCGCGCTCCCAGCCGGTAGAGCGCGATTTCAGCGGTCTCAGTTCGCATCCCGCACAAGACGAGCAGAGATACCAAAGAGCGCGCCGCACGCCCGCGCCGCCGCTGAGTCAAATTGGCAAGTAGCTCAGATCGGTAGAGCACCTCGCTGTTAACGAGGATGTCGCAGGTTCGAGACCTGCCTTGTCAGCCAACACACAAGTTTCGCCAGCAATGACCAACCGAACGCCGGGACGGCTTCGGATCGATCGCTGCTGGCTCCTCCGATTCCCCGATCCTCGGGGATATCGCCGGCCCTTCGGACGGGACGTCTGACGGGCCTTTTATCACGAGGGGCGGGATGCCCCGCATTTCCGGGATGGATATGCTCAAAGCAGTCGTTAAAGACATCAATGAACTCGATGAGAGCCTCCGGGGCTTCTACGTCGCGAAGGACAACAAGTTCTTCCTGAACGTGACCGCCACCGATGGGTTCGAACTCGACAACGTCCAGGGCCTGAAGACGGCGCTCGGTGCGGAACGCAACAACGTTTCCGTGCTCAAGGCGCAGCTGCAGCCCTACGAAGGCCTCGACGTCGCCGCGGCAAAGACCGCGATCGAACGTATCACCGCCTTCGGTGACATCACGCCGGAAGCCGCCAAGACGGCGGTGGAAACGGCGGCACGATTGCAAGCTCTCGATCCCGCGAAAGAAGCTGAGACGATCGCGAACACCAAGCTTGAGACCTTCAAGGGTCAGCTCTCCGCGCAGTATGGCGTGAAGGAGGCTGAGTTCAACACGAAGATCAAGGGCCTGGAAGACACGAACGCCAGCCTGACGGGGCAGCTTCAGACCTTGATGCGCGACAACGCCATCCAGGCCGAAGTCGCAAAAGCCAACCCACTGGACGACGCGCGGGATGCCGTCGAACTTCTGGTGAGCAAGTTCGTCCGTACGTCCATGAAGGACGGGAAGGTCGTCGTCGAGGTGCTCGACACCAACGGCAACCCCCGCATCAAGGACGTCAACGGCACCCCCTTCAATGTCGCCGATCTCGTTGCCGAGATCCGCGAGAGCCGCGCCGCTCTCTTCAAGCCTGACGAGAAGCGCGGCCTGGGAGTCACCCCCGGCAACCACAGTGCTCCGCCGGCCGGAGGGGTAGCGAACCCCTGGGTCAAGGAGACCTGGAACATGACCCAGCAGATGACGCTGGAAAACACCAAACCCGATTTGGCCAAGCAGCTGAAAGCAGCGGCCGGCGTGAAGGACTAAGTCCTCCACCCATCCGAACACGCATGCGCCCGGCACACCTGTGTCCGGGCGTTTGCTTGAATGCAAAGGCGGCGCGGCCAGTCACAACAACAAGAGTGAGAAATGACTGAGACTCGTCTCGCGGACATGATCGTCCCGACCAAGTTCAACAAGTACGTCCAGGTCCTGTCGACCCAGAAGTCCGAGCTGTTCACGTCGGGCATCATCACCGACCTGTCCAGCGTCATCGACGCCGAGATCGAAGGCAAAACGGTCAACATGCCGTTCTTCAACGATCTCGACGCCTCCGACGCGGAGCAGGTGCTCGACGACACGACCGACCTGACCGTTGGTCACATGACGACCGGCCAGGACGTGGCCGTGAAGCTTCTGCGCGGTAAGGCGTTCGGCTCGACCGACCTCGCCGCCGACCTGTCGGGCGCTGACCCGATCGACGCAATCGCGAACCGTTTCGCCGACTGGTGGAACAAGCGCATGCAGACCGCTCTGCTCTCGACCCTCCAGGGTGCGATGGGCTCGGCCGCCATGGCCGCGAACGTCAACGACATCTCCGCGCTGACCGGTGGTGCCCAGTACTTCGACGCCGACTCGTTCATCGACGCCGCGTTCTTGCTCGGCGACGAGCAGGGCGGTCTGAACGCCGTCGCGGTCCACTCCCTGACCCTCAAGGCGATGGTGAAGGCCGACCTGATCGACTTCGTGCCCGACAGCCAGGGCAAGATGACGGTCCCCACCTACCTCGGCAAGAGCGTCATCGTCGATGACGGCATGCCGGTGTCCGGCGCGGGCGCGACCCGCGTGTTCACCACCTACATCTTTGGCCCCGGCGCCATCGGCTACGGCGAGAAGTCGCCCAAGGTGCCGGTGGAAGTCGAGCGCCAGGCTCTGAAGGGCATGGGCCAGGAGTACATCGTGAACCGCCGTCAGTGGGTCATGCATCCCCGCGGCGTGAAGTGGCTGGGCGGCACCCAGGCCGGCGTGACGCCGACCAATGCCGAGCTGGCGACCACGACCAACTGGCAGCGCGTGTACGATCCCAAGATCGTCCGCATCGTCGCCTTCAAGCACATGCTGGCGTCGTAATCGTCTCTGACGGTTATCTGAAACACAAGACCCTCCTCGGGAAACCGGGGAGGGCTCTTTGTGACTCTGGAGATTTTCATGAATGGAACGAAGGGCTTTCGTGCCCGCGAGGCGGCTGCGTACCGCAAGAACCGCGCGCATCGGCTGACCTCTGAAGAGATCAGGGCAGCTCGCTTCGCCAACCTTCATGGCAATGGCGAAGCGCCGGCCAAGTCCGTTGCTGCGGACGAGCCCGAGGCGGAAGTGAAGGCTGACGAGGTCGAGCTGACCCAGGCCGAAACGCCCGTGTCGGAGTCGGTCGAGCAGGCCGAACAGCCCGCTGAGGTTGATGGCGAAGACGTCGACGCCGATGGCGAAGCCGACGAAGGCGATGCTGAAGCTGATGCCGACGAGAGCGCGCCGCAGGGCGATGCCGGCACCGCTGGCAAGGCCAACGCCAAGAAGAATGCCAAGAAGGCCGGCAAGGCCAAGAAGTAAGGACCTGTGATGGGCTACGCGAGCAAGGAAGATATCGACGAGCTTTACGGCACCGATCTCTTGGTCCGCGTAGCCGATTACAACAAAGACGGCACACCGGACCCCGAAGTTGTTGCAAAGGGGCTCCAGGGAGCCGACGAGATTTGCGACGCCTACCTGTCGGCGATGTACACGATCCCGGTAGTCCCCACGCCCGGCGTGGTGAAGAACTGCGCGATCGACATCGCCGTCTACAAGATGGCGCTCGGACTGACCAGCCGCACGACCGAAATGCGGACTCGCTACGAGGACGCGCTCGCTCTGCTGGAGAAGATTTCAACCGGCAAGGTTGGCCTCGGCCTGCCGCCGGAGACCACCGACAACGGTGACGGCACCAGCACTACGACCAATCCGAACGCCAAGCGCTCCGGAGGGTCGTTCGACTGTGGGAGGGCCTGATGGCCGAACTCCAAGTCAAGATCGAATCCAGCGACCTGCGCAAGCTCAGCAAGCGCATGTCCGAGCTGCTGAATGACGCCCTTCATCTTGAGAGCGTCTACGCCCAAGCCGCCGAATACATGAAGCGGTCCACGGTCAATCGCATCGTGCGCAGCAAGACCAGCCCCGAAGGCGAGCGCTGGGCTGCACTCCGCGACGTCACGATCAAGCTCAAGGGTGGCAACGACAGCATCCTGTTCCAGAGCGGCGAACTCGCCAGAGGCATCCAGATCGAGGACGTGAGCCACGACGGCTTCGTGCTCAGCTCGACAGCCCTCAACAAGGAGGGTGAGCCCTACTCGTCCTACCTTCAGGACGGCGTCAAGCGCACCCGGGGCATGATCAAGGGCAAGAAGATCCCGCCGCGCCCGTTCATGGGCTTTTCTGACGAAAACAAACGACGGATCGCCAAGATGATCCGTGACCATCTCGCGCATGGAGGCGGCTGATGAGCAAGATCGTCGACTTCCGGCAGCGGATCATCGACACGATCAAGGACATGTACCCCGACATGGATGTCGACTGGTACGATGGCCTTTTCGATGAGCATGACATCGCTGACTGGACGGTCAAGACGCCGTCCGCCCGCGTTGCGGTCATGAGCACGACCGGCGAACACGAAGTGACTGGCGAGCTGAACGCGCGCCTCCGATGCGTGGTCGTCGTCATCGACGAGAACAGGTACGCCGCCCTCGATGGCGACGCTCGTGCCTGGGAGTTCGTCGAAAGCATCGCCCTCAAGGCGAACCTCAATAAGTTCGGCGACCCGAATGCGGCGCCGGCAACC